GTACAAGACGGCCTAATGCCTATCTTTACAAGATTATGGACAATTGTTACTAATGCTGTAGATGCACTTAGCAGTATGGTTAGTGGAGTATTAGGCACTACAGACATTATTGAAGATGTGTTTGAACCTGCACTATACGCAATCAGCGATTTTATTGAAGATAATCTAGAACCTATATTAACAACTTTAGCGGTAGTAGCTATCCCTGCGGTAATTGCTAAAATGGCAACCATGGCTATGAGTATGTTAGGAACTATTGCAAACTTTATTGCTCTTAATTTGCCTATGATCGGCTTTACCATTGCGGTAGGAGCAATGATTTATCTGTTTAAAAAGTTTGGAGTAGATCTAGGAGTTGTTACTGATGCCCTTAAATGGGCCGGCAGTTGGATCAGCACATTATTTTTAAAACTTCAATATGGCATATATTCATTGCTGAATAAAATTCCAGGTATGCGAGGTGATTTTGATGATGACTTAAAAAATATTAGTAACAAGATGGAAGAGAATGAAAAAGAAAGAGGCAAGTTAGAAGAAGACATGGCCGCACGTCGTCAAAAGAATTTAGAAGACGAAGCCAAAAAAGAAAACAGCAGAGATGAAAGAGATAAAAAACGTGGAGAGCGTAGAGAGCAGAGAGAAAAAGCGGCCATTGATAGAAAAGAAAAAGCTGAACTCGGTGCAATAGGATCTAAAGAAGATAGAGAAAAAGCAGCAGAAGATGCTAAAAATACCACGGTCGACATGAGTGATCCTATACAAATGTTAAAAACATTTGCGGCAAAACAAAACTCTGCATTCACACAAGAAGCCAAAGCACTTGATGACAAAGAAAAAGCTCGTAGTGAAATGAAATTAGCCAGTGACGAATACAGCAAAGCTATAGAACAAGCTGGCAAAGCTAGAACACAAGACGAAAAAGACGCAGCAGAAAAAGCAGTTAAAGCCGCAGAAGAAAGACAAAAGAAAGCCCAAGACGCACTGGAAAAAGCCAACGAAGGAGTTAATAAAGCCGCTGAAAGAATGAAGCTGGCCAAAGAAGGTAAAGATCCCGGAGCAGTAGCAGCAGGTAAAGTCAAAGAAGAAAAGAAAACAGAAAGTGGAGGTGCTTCTTCTACAGGTAAACCCGCATCGGATGCCAAAGTTCCTCCTATTAATCAAGACATACAGAAAAATCTAGAAATGGTCAAAGCAGCTATGGAAAAACGCGGCATGACTGATCCTAAATACATCAATGCCACACTAGCTAATGTCATGAAAGAAACTGGCGGTAAGGTAGTTGAAGAGAATCTTAATTACAAAAATACTAGCAATGACAGAATCAAATCAATCTTTGGATCAAGAGCAGCTGGAAAATCTGATGCTGAACTAAATCAAATTAAATCTGATCCTAAACAGATGGGTGAGATGATGTATGGTTCTGGCACAAAAATAGGCAAGCAAATGGGTAACACTGAGCCCGGTGATGGATTTAAATATCGTGGTAGAGGTAATGTCCAACTTACAGGCAAAAGCAATTATGCCGCAGCTTCTAAAGCAATCTATGGAGATAATAGATTAGTTGACAATCCAGATCTAGTAAACGATCCAGCAGTAGCAGCCGAAGTAACAGCTTGGTACATGCAGAAAGGTCAACAGGGTATGGCCAAATCTTTAGGTATCAATACCAAGAATATGAGTCAGGATGAAGCTAATCAACTGGCTACAAGTCAAATTGCAGGTCGTGCTATTAAGCGAGGCGAAAGCGGATACCTTGGTGGAGAAGTCTTGAGCAAAGTTGATAAGTTTTCAAAAGACTCTAAGATTGCAGGAATTGCCGGTGCTCCTGTAAGTGAAGAAACCAAGAAAGCAATGGCTGAAGGTAAAGTAACTCCTCCATCGGGAACTACTGTGGCAGATGCTTCCAAAGCACGTACCGATGCAGCTTCAACAGATCCAAGAAGAACTGATCGACCTGCAACAGCCACATCCGAAGGTAAACCTGCAGGCGGTGAAACATCGTCTGGATCACTGCAAGGACTAATGAAGGATGGAATAGTGCCTACAACTATTGCTTTCCAAGATCTAGTTAACAAAGGTATCAAACCGTTCCAAGGAATGATGAGTGGTGTACAAGCTAAAACTCCTTTAGAAAAAGGCACAGTTAAACCAGAAGACAGTTTAAAGAAAGGCGAAGAAATTGTTCCTTCTGCGAAAGAAAAAGCAATGAAAGAAAAAGATGCAGCCTTTGCTAAAGCAACAGCTAATTTGGCCGTCCCTAAAGAAGATATGAGCAAGACTGTTGAAACAATGGCCAAGTTATCTAAGAAAGATCAAACTTGGGAAACCACATTCTTAAAGAAATCTCAGACAAAAGAAAGAGGCACCTACGATGAATTTATTAATGATTTTAATCTAGTTGCCACAAACTTATCAACTACTACAAAATCTATTTACGGTGATTTTGGAGAAGATCTTAGAGGCATACAACAAGAAGCGGTTGCAGATCAATCTTCAACAATTATATCAGAATCAGAAGCACGTAAAGCAGAATTAGAAGCTATCATGAATGATGGTGTTGCTAGAAACGGTAAAGAATGGGATCAGATATTTGATGAGTATGATCAGGTTGTTGCAAAAATCAAAGATGTAAATGATACAAATATTGGTGACTACAACAATGTTCTAGCAGAAGTTAAAAATCAAAAAGTAGACATTGCCGCAGCAGAAACAGCCAAAGTTGAAATTGTAGCACAAGCTGAAAAAGAAGCGGCAGATAAAATCAAAGCTGCTGAAGAAGCAGCGCAAGCTGAAAAAGATAGATTGGCTAATCAAACAACTACTATGGCTAGCAGTCAAGAAGGCACTGATACTGGTATGAATGACTTAAATACAGCGTTAGCTGAATTAATTGCAATCAACAGAAAAACTGCTGAATTGAATGAAAAACAACTAAGTGTACAAAGCAGTCTAAGCGGCGATCTATTTGCCTAATTTGGAAAAACAATGAGTTGGAAAAAATACTTCACACCAGTCAACCTAGAAAATAAAAATTCCATGAGCCCTATGGGCAACGGTGGTCGTATGGGTCCTGCCCGTGCAAATTATTCCAGCTACCTGCCTGATATCTATGCAGGAACACCAAATCGTATTGAGAGATACATGCAGTACGATACCATGGACATGGACAGCGAAGTAAATGCTGCTTTGGATATCCTAGCAGAGTTTTGCACACAAAAAGACAAAGAAAATTCCACACCGTTCCATGTTTACTTTAGAGGTAAACCTACAGGAACTGAAACAAAAATTATCAAAGAAAGTCTGCAGAAGTGGACCAAGCAACAGCAATTTGAAACTAGAATATTCCGTATCATTCGTAATACATTTAAGTACGGTGACTGTTTCTTTGTGCGAGACCCAGAAACACAAAAGTGGTTGTATGTGGACGCAGCCAAGGTTAGCAAAATTATTGTCAACGAAAGTGAAGGAAAAGTACCTGAACAGTATGTTATCCGTGACATCAACTTTAACTTTAAGAATCTAGTAGCAGTTACTCCACACGGAACAACCAATACTGCACCAAGCGGCACAAGTTCATATACCAGCGGTGGCGGACAAGGTCGTGGTATGGTAGGAGCAGTAGCGCAACCTCCAGGTACACGTTTTAGTACTCAAACCAACGAAGTAACTATTGATGCCAAAAATGTTGTACACATCAGTCTAAGCGAAGGCCTGGACACAAACTATCCATTTGGTAATAGCTTATTAGAATCAGTATTTAAAGTCTACAAGCAGAAAGAACTGCTTGAAGATGCTATCATTATCTATCGTATACAACGTGCTCCAGAAAGACGTATTTTCTATGTTGACGTAGGTAATATGCCGGCACACATGGCCATGAGCTTTGTTGAACGTGTTAAAAACGAAATTCAACAAAGACGTATTCCAAGTGCAACAGGTGGTGGCAACAATGTAGTAGATAGCAGTTACAATCCATTAAGTGTCAACGAAGACTATTTCTTCCCGCAAACGGCAGAAGGTCGTGGATCAAAAGTTGAAACACTGCCAGGCGGTACTAATCTAGGTGAAATTACTGATTTACGTTATTTTACCAACAAGCTATTCCGTGCTTTAAGAATACCAGCGGCCTATTTGCCTACAGGCATTGAAGAATCTAGCAACGTGGTTGCTGATGGAAATGTAGGTACTTCTTATATTCAAGAAATACGTTTTAACGAATACTGCACACGCCTACAGAGTCTAATTGTTGAAACATTTGACCTAGAATTTAAAATTTGGCTTGACAAAAACGGTGTTAACATAGACAGCGGCCTGTTTGAATTAAAGTTCAACACACCGCAAAATTTTGCTGCATACCGTCAAGCAGAAATGGACACAGCCCGTGCTGCAACATTTGTTAGCTTACAAGAACTCCCACATCTCAGCAAGCGTTTTGCACTGAAACGCTTCCTAGGACTTACAGAAGAAGAGATCAAAGAAAACGAAGCATTGTGG